TTATTGATGTTGTTATTGATGTTGTAACGGCTATGGGTAATGCAACTTGTGTACTAAGTATTGGAGATACTGTAGGTGGAAACGCTACAATCGTTAATACATTTGATATTACTGTGGCAAGCAGTTTTGGACGCAAATATCCTGGAACTGAAGCAGGTGGTGCTTTATTGTGGAATAACACAGGAAATAAAGACCTTGCTGTAACTGTAACAACAACAGGAGCGACTGACGCAGGTCTTATTCGTTTTACGATACTTTATCAGCAAGCTGTTAACTACTCGTAATTTTGTAACGAACCAAAGGAGTTACAATTATGGCTGATGCAGTTACTACTCAAGTTCTTCAAGATGGTGAGCGATTATACATTGCTAAATTTACTAATATCTCTGATGGATCTGGGGAAGCAAAAGTAACCAAAGTTGATGTGTCAGGTTTAAATCCTAGTTCTCAGGGTTTAGCTTGTATTGGTGTAAAAATTTCTAAAATATATGCTCAAACTGAAGATATGGGTGTAGACATATATTGGGTTGGAGATCCAACACCAGCTAATGATGCGTTGGCAATGACAATACCGCAAGGTCAATTATATGACATTGGGTATGATCCCTCTATTCCGTACAATGGAACAGGTGCTATGGGAACTAATGAAGCAGGCAATGTTGCTTTCAGCACACGGAATGCTTCATCTGGTGATACCTATACTATTATTTTTTATGGAATAAAAGTTTATGCTCCTGCTGTGCCTGGAGATCAATAATGGGCATTAGACAAGGATGGCATTTTGACAAAGACTTTGGATACACAGGGTCTTTGTCAACTAAGAATATGAAACGTGGTGGTCAAACATCTAATGATCGTCTAGACGAAAGTTTAGGCGCGAAAGATGGGGCAGAGCGCACCAAAAAACAATCCTATAAAGATCGTAGGGATGAGAGTCGGGGTATGACTCGCAGAAAAAGCAAAGTTCCAGTGGGCGATATTGTAGTTGTCGAAGAGACAGTTGAAACATTTAAAAAAGGTGGATCTAAAAACTGGATACAAGGTGCAGTCAAAAAACCAGGAGCACTTACCAATTATGTAAAAGGTGAGGGTGTAAAAATGAAGGATGGTAAAATTCCTTCTGGGGTTCTTAATAAACTTGCATCAGGAAAACCAGCAACAAAAGGTGCTGGAAAACCATCAGCCACTACTCAAAAAAGAGCCAATCTTGCTAAAACTTTTAAAGGCATGAAAAAAGCTCGTGGGGGCAAAGTTAATCCTAATATTCGTGATGAAGAGGCTCGTGTTATTGGCGTGCAAGATGATGCGGCTGATGAAATGAAACGTGTTAAGTCGCGTAAATCTAACGATTCCCAAGAACGTAAAGACAAATCACAACAATTAAAACGTGTTGCGTCAAGAGAAAGAAACGCTCGTGATGAAATGGGACGATTGCGTGATGAATCAGAATATGACATCCAAAGGAAAAAAATAGGTGGTCGTTCTAAAGGCTACCCAACTCACAAAAATTCACCTATGATTAAAAGCAAAGCCTGAATTGGAGAATAAAATGAGAAAACAAGGATATAATGATAAGTTAGATGAGTCGATGGGTGCCAGAAATGGCAAGAAATCACAGTCTATGAAAGACAGACGTAACGAAAGCAAGGGCATGGAGAAATCTATGGGCAATCGGGCGTATTCTTCTGTTGGAACGATGGACATGAAAAAAGGCGGCAAGATGAAAACCAAAGGTTATGCCAAAGGTGGTGCTGTTGCTGGTTTCAAAACTATGGCTGGAGATAGCCAGTTTAAACGTAAAAGCTGGTAAATTAATCAATTACGAGGGGAGTTGCTGTAACAGCATCCAGTAAGTAACTAAAGGATTGCTATGGCGTACTCTGGAAATATTGGTGTAAAAACTTTTAATTCTTTGAAAGTAGTTGATCACGCTTTTAGGCGTTGCAGATTGCCTGCACAAGCTATTACTTCAGAGATGCAAGAGTATGCATTGGATTCATTATCATTTATGCTTGATGATTTATCTAATGTCAGAGTTCCTAGTTGGTGTATTGAAAAATTAATACTTCCATTTTATCAAAATCAACCAATTGTTACTTTGCCTTTGGGTACAGTAGATGTTCTTAATTTAAATTTTAGACAACCTCAATTTCCCACAGGCACAGTAACAACAACTAATACTTCTTATTTAGTTAATTTTACTACAGCAACAATTGTTAATACAATTGGTGTTAAGTGGTCAGCCACTGCTATTCCTTTAACTTTCCAAGTAAGTTCTGATAACAACACTTGGGTTACAGTTGGAACAACTAACAGTATAGATCTATCAAGCGGTGTTACGGCTGTAAGTGGTCAAATAACGTGGGATGATATTTCAGGTGCGTTGCCTTATCAATATTTTAAGATAATCCCAACAGACGGAGTATCTACTATTGCTTATAGTAAAATCACTTTAGGCAATATGCCAATGGAAATACCATTAGGTCAATTAAATAGAGATCAATATGTCAATCAAAGTAATACGGTGTTTTCTGGACAACCTAGCACTTATTATTTTCAAAGAAATGTTGCACAGTCTGTAGTTAATATTTGGCCTGCTCCTAATTTAGTCTCTGAAACCACACAATTAATATTGTGGAGACAAAGAGAAATTATGGATACAGATAATTTACAGCAAGAAATTGAAATTCCTAACAGATGGTTGGAAGCAATTGTAAACGGATTGGCATCTAAAGTTGCTAATGAAACACCCAGTGTGGATGTAAATATTGTTCCATTGTTAGAACAACGTGCGGCTATTAGTATGCAACGGGCGTGGGATGGTGACGGTGACGGATCACCAATACAAATTAATCCTGGAATCGGACCGTATACAAGATGAGTATTTACCTAGATCCAACAGGTCAACCGACATATGGCATTGGCATTTGTGCAAGGTGTTCTCTTAAATTCTTTTTAGCTGATTTAATGCCTGATCCAAATGATCCAGGACTTATGGTTTGTAAAGAAGACAGAGATGAATTTGATCCGTATAGATTAGCTCCAAGACAACCTGATCAAATTGTTTTGCCTTTTGTTAGACCTGATACAAATATTAATACGCACCCTGCGGGTGTTATACAAGAAGCTGGTGATGAATTTATTACTACAGAAGACGGTAATAAGTATTTGGAGATGGATTAATGGTTGAGGTTCCCAGTAATTTAATACCCACAAGAATAAGTCAATTACCTACGGCACCTGTAGCATCTGCCGATGGTATGCTGTTGTTCAATTATCAAGGCGTAAGTTATCAAGTTAGAGCAGGTGATTTACTGCAAGTTGCAGGGGTTCCTACAACTAGACAAGTGATTGCTGGAACTGCTTTGACGGGCGGTGGCCCACTGAGTTCCAATGTGACACTAAGCGTTGCCAATGGCGGTATTGGAACAACTCAATTAGCCAATTCAGGAGCAACAGCAGGAGCTTATGGAGACACCACTAATATCCCCGTCATAACGGTTGATGCAACAGGTCGCATAACTGCTATCACTACCGTAACTGCTTCATTTTCAGCATATGTGCCTATTACGAGACAAATCATCGCAGGAAACGGTTTAGAAGGTGGTGGTGGTTTAAATTCTAATGTTACTTTAAGTGCAGATTTTGAGGATAATGTACCCTTAGTTGGAACATCAGGAGGTTCTGCTGGAACGTCTAACGAATTAGCAAGAGGTGATCATCAACATCCTCCAGTAGATTTATCAGACAGCGATGAGACAAACGGTGTTTTACCAATAAATAGTGGTGGAACAGGTCGAAGTAACACTTCAAGTCCTGGCTCTATTGCGTATGGTGGTGGATCTGACATTGCTTTAGGTTCAGTAGGTCTTGCAGGGCAAGTTTTAATTTCTGGTGGGGCTGGTGCTTATACATGGGGATCGGCATTAATTCAAACTGATCAACCTGCTAATGTGTTTTATGGTGGACCTGCTTCTGGGGCTGATGCACCTACATCATTTAGAAGTTTGGTTAGCGCAGATTTACCTAACTCTGGAGCTACAGCAGGGTCTTATGGATCATCAAACTTAATACCAGTAATAACAGTTGATGCAAAAGGTATAATAACAGGAGTTACTACAGCTACTTTTCAAACGGGTTTGGATTATCAAGGAACTTGGAATGCATCTACTAACACTCCAACATTAGCTTCTGGGGTAGGCACGCAAGGTCATTATTACATTGTTAGCGTTGCAGGAACCACTAACCTTGATGGTGTTACAGATTGGCAAGTTGGTGATTGGGCTGTTTATAGTAGCACTTCTGTTTGGCAAAAATTAGATCAAAGTAACACAGTTACTTCTGTTAATGGTCAAGTTGGGGCTGTTACATTAACTGCGGCAAATGTCGGTGCTCCACAAACTGATGGAACAGGGGCAACTGGAACTTGGGGTATTAATATCTCAGGAACAGCTACGAGTGCAACCAATGTTGCTGGCGGTGGAGCAAATAGAATTGTGTATAATACAGGCTCTGGAGCAACTGATTTTCTAGTAGCTCCGACTGTAACTGACACATTTTTAAAATGGAACGGTAGCGCATTTGTTTGGAATAGTGCTGTCACTGCGGCAGTCACAGGCTTCAGTGGAGGCACCACAGGTCTTACACCCAACACTTTATCAACAGGTGATATAACTGTTGCAGGAACATTGGTGCCAGCTAATGGTGGTACGGGGTTAACTTCAGTTGGAAGTAATGGTAATGTACTCACATCAGATGGGTCAAATTGGGTGTCACAAGCACCCACAGCAGGAGTAACAACAGACGATGTAATTGCTTTAGCGATAGCATTAGGTTAAGGAGAGAACATGGCTAATACATTTACGAGGAAGCTATCAAGGTCCATAGGAACGGCACTTACGGCTGTTGGGTCTTATGTTGTGGGTTCTTCTACTCAGACCACTGTTATTGGACTGACAATATCAAATACTAGCGCATCCACTGTTAATATTGATGTTACATTAAATGATGGGGCAAATGACACTTATATTGTTAAAGATGCACCTGTGCCTGTTGGGGGTGCGTTAGTTCCAATCGGAGGCAATCAAAAAATAGTAATGGTCACTGGGGATTCAATTAAAGTTAATTCAAGTGCAGCAAGTTCAGTCGATGCTGTTCTATCGGTTCTGGAGATAACATAATGTCAAATCCATATATTGGTAATTCACCCACCGACATACCATTAACTTCAGATCAGTTGGCAGATGGCATTGTAACCACTGCTAAACTAGCTTCTCCAATTGCTCCTACGATTGTGGGGGGATCGATCAACAACACACCCATAGGGGCTACAACTGCTAACACAGGGGTATTCACAAGTGTTACAGCAACATCAGGAATTTCAGGAGGTACATACTAATGCCACAATCAGGTTTTACACCAATACAACTTTATCATAGTTCAACTGCCTCTGCCACACCAAGTCCAAGTGATTTAACTGACGGTGAATTGGCAATAAATACAGCCGATGGAAAACTGTTTTATAAAAACAGCTCTGGGGCTTTAGCAACATTAGCTACAAGTTCAGGGTCTGCGGGAGATGTTACTGGTCCTTCAACTTCTGTTGATAGTGCTTTAGTAGCTTTTAACAGCACCACAGGCAAAGCGGTTAAAAGCGCAAGTTTAACAGCCAACAATGTGATACTTGGAAATGGTACAAATGCACCTCAAGTTGTCGCTCCAGGAGCCAATGGGAACGTCTTAAAGTCAAACGGTACAACTTGGGCATCTGCGGCTGAAGCTGCAGGTTTTCCTCAACCCCAAATTATTAGTGCTAACACTACAGCAACGTCAGCCCAATTTCTCGTAACATTAGCAGGGTCAATTACTATAACTCTACCTGCTTCACCAAGTGCGGGAGATTTTGTAGTAGTAAAAGACGGAACAGGGGCTGCAGCAACGACTAACTTTACAGTCGCACGAAACGGTTCAAATATCGCAAGTTCGGCAACAGATTTAACTTTTGACAAAAACTTTGCTGAAATTACTATGACCTATATGGATGCAACGATTGGTTGGAGTGTCTAATGAGCAACCTGTCAGAGTTATTACCCTCTGGCGGTGGTCAGAATGTAGGGAGCTTT